AATCAGAGTCTTCTGGAGGCTATACTAATTTAAATTTAGAGGATTTATTTGATAGTCAACGTCAAGTTAAGCTTACATTTAAAGATAATATAAGTACAGAAAAAGAAGAACTTTTAAATACTTTTATTAAGTTATCTGAAGTTGGCGCAGATCTTTCTACAGTAATAAGAGGTACTAAGTTGGATGCTTCAGCTGCTGCTACAAGTGCTGCAGGGGTAATGCTCCAAAACAAAATGGTAGAGAAAGTAACAGAAGACAACTTTACTTCAATACAAGGCACTGGAGGGTTCTTTAGTGAAGATGGTATTCTTAAGATGTATAAGGAAAATGCTCATGATCCTGTAAGAGAAGCCTACGCAAAGTTCTTTCCTTACTTTAATAAATCATTTGAAGGACTAGTAACAAAGTTTTTAGACACAGTGCCTGCTGATGCATTTTTAAATGATAGGGTTATCTCAAACATATTTAAACATGCTGAGACTTATCATATAGCTAATCATGAGGGACTAGCAAGATTTTCTACTGAAGCAGTTATGAAAGAAGTCCATAAAGCCTTTATAAAATTTAAAAGAGATTACGCTGCGTCTTACCCTACTTTGATTAGCGCCTTAAGGTTAGAAACTCAACAGGTTGATCCTAGTTTAGAGGAAGACAGAATTGTGGTAAATAGGAGTGCAATTAGCAAAGATCAAATAAACCTTGCCCACGAAGAGTGGCTAGCAATGATGAATAACGAAGAGACTGAACGCTTTGCCCGTAATCTTTTAGCTTATGCATTAAAGACTACAGGGTATACTCCTAGTCCTTTTAGTATGATGAATTTAATTCATCCTGATGCTTTTAATGAAAAATTTGGAACTGAGGAAAGTATAGAAGAAAGATTAGAATCTCTTTTAAATAATGTAGACGTACCATTCGATGACTTTATATCTCTCTATGTAAGAAACGTATTTAAAGAAGATAACAGCTTCTTATTAAAAGCAGACGAGGCTGCCAAAGAAGAAGAAAGGACATTGGTTATAAAAAAAGTAAATGGAGAAGTTCCTTCTTATTATAAAAACACTAAAGGAAATGCTGTAGACTTTTTAATAAAAAGAGATAAAGAAGGGGATAGGCTGTTTGCTTTAGATGAGGCAAGTGACGGGGAAATAACTTATATAGAAGTATCTTCTTTGGGAACTAAGTTTTACAGGCAAGATTATACCCCTACAGAAAAATCACTTGAGTCTCTTATTTCTTCAGAACAAAGTAATAAAAAGACTCTTAGTGAGTTTGAACTATCTACAGGAATTACTGAAGAAGTTGAACCTTCCGCAGAAGATATAGGAACTCCTGTTGAATTACCAACAGAAGAAAAATCTGAAGTTGCTAAAAAGGTTACCTTTGAAGAATACTCTGAACAAACTAAGTTAAGTGCTACACAGGCTCAAGCTTTTGAACAAGCAGAGTGGGATAACTTATCTCCTAGAGAGCAAGAAGATATTACAAACTATATAAATAATTGCAATTTTGGCTAAGAAGGGATGCATAAATAAAAGTAGTGCAGAATTTAAAACACTACTAAGAAACTTTAATGGATCTGCTACTGTATTAGAGCATAGAATAGTTGCATGGCAGTCTAGAAATAAAAAGTCTATAGAAGATCTTCCTAGTGTAGCTGAGGTTTTAATAGGCGTCAAAAATCCTTTTGACATAATTAATACTGCAAACACTACAAACGATCAGTTGTCCTCTGCTGATGTAAAAAAACTATTAATCCAAAGAAATAAAACTTTAAGGTATAATGCAGTTAGGTTTGCTACTGGAAGAGATGGCATTAAAAGGTTATACATTACTAAAAACCCTAATTCATATACAGATACTCTTAATGCTTTAAATGCACTAAAAAGAAAGTATAACAACTTAGATGGAGTTGAAATACATAAAGCTACAAAAGCAGAACCTAAGACAAATAGGCCTGTATACTATATAAAGTTCCCTGATAAGTTTGAACAGACTAAGTTATTCTTTAATGTTACAGGGACTCAGGTAAAGTCTATGCTCTCTATGAGCGACATAAAAAATAGCCTTCAGTTTGAAGGGACTATGATAGAGTTCTTAGATGAGATACCTTCTACTAGGGGCATTAAAGTAGCAATGCGTAATGTAAACAAAGGGGAGAAGATTCAGATAGTAGCTGCCCAAATGAGAAAGAAGTACGAGGATAAAGCCTGGACTACTCCTGCGCCTTTAGCAGATGGTAGTAGAGCAGTTGCATTACCAGAGGATGTCTTTAAATCATTTGAAGAGTTCTTGACTTTTGCCTTACTACATGAAAAAGCACATGAGACTTTAGACAAGGGTATTGATGAAACTATAGGAGCTTATGAAACTAGAGTAACAAAAGAAGCTCTTAGCAGGCTTCAAGGCATAAGAGTAGCAGAAAGGGTAAGAGAATCAGCGAACGCCCCTAAGATGACCTTAAAAAAGGCAGAGCAGCTTAAAGAGATTCTTACACAATTTGCAGAAATAAATGGCATAAGAGTAGAAGGGCTATCAGAGGTAGTAAACGTACTTAAAAAGCAAGGAAGAATTAAAAGCGATGCTGCGGGTGTAGCAGGTGTAGCAGACGCTATGAATAAGATAGTAGGTATTGATTCTTCTTTAACACTTCCTGAGCAAGTAGAAATACTAGGAGAAGAAATAGGACACATTGCTATTGCAATGCTGGGACTAAACCACGAGTTAGTTGCGCCTTTACTAGAGGTAATAGAAGCCACAGAAGAATACAAGCAAGACTACGCTACCTACTTTGAAGCATATAAAAGAGAACTAGGACTAGATGACTCAGAGGCTGATGCTCATTCTAAGATAGAGATACTAGGTAAGGTCCTTACTAACGAATTACTCAAAGATCCTGCAGATGCTCCAAGTAGCACTAGATCTTTAATAATGAGGATATGGGATAAGATTACTGCACTTTTTGGAACTCCTAATTCTTTCTACTTACAAAGTAGAGTAAGAGAAACAATGGGGGCACTAGCCACTAAGATAAGATCAGGGGAACGATTAGAAGAGGTTAGCGATCCATATAATAATCCTTCAAGTGTATTTTTTAATTTAGAGAAAGCTAGCCTTGAGGCTTTTAAAGAAAAACTAGGAGACGATATTATTGCAGACCTTAACAATCAAGTTAGAGTAATAAATGAAAGTATAGGAAGAGGCGCTAAGACTGATTTACAAGGAAAAAGATTAGAGCAAAAAAGAGATGAAATAATAAAAGACCTTGCTGATAAACAGACTGCAAAAGGACTGTTAAATTACATGCAATATTTAGATGGGGTGATACAGGAGTTTAGTAAAGACTCTGAGTCTATGAAGTCAAATGGAAGTAGTTTAGATATTGATAAAATTAACACAGGAGTTAAGTTTCTTAGCGCTCACGAAGACATGATTGCTGAAATAGGACTTAACCTACAGAGAATAGTAGACAGTGAAGAAACTAATTTATCAGAAGAAGAACTCGCTGAATTAAATAGTCTTATAACTAATGCAACTAGGTCTATAGGGAATTTATCTAATATATATAAAGACTTAGATTTACATGCATATGATCAAATACTTAGTAGTGAACTAGAGTATTATGAACCAGGGGATATAGTAAAAATTTTAAAAGCAGAAGCTGGAACAGATTTACTTAGCTACACTAACAAGATAAGGAGTCTTAGAAAAACCGATAATAAATTATTATTAGCGGCTTATAAAATACTTAAAAGAATTGATAATGAAAAGAACAGTGTAGGAGAAGAGGTAGAGGCTAAACTTCAAAGACTTTACGAAGAATCAGAAAGAGCAGGTTTTGATTTTGACAGCATGTTTGAAAAAGATTCTAAAGGAAATCTTACAGGTAATGTTGTATCTAAGTATAATCAAGGAAAACTTCAACAAGCCCGCGAAGAGGTATTAGAGTCTTTAGTAAAAACATTCGCTTCTGATGGAATTACTGATTACAACGATCTTAGACTTAAAATTGAACTAATTAAAGAAAAAGAAGAATCTGAACAATCCACTGAAGAAAAGGCTATGCTTGATAAGTATATCAAAGTTTGGAGCAACTTTAGTAAAAAGTATTATGATACTAGTGGATATAAAACTATAAGAAACTTAGGTAAAGCAGACCTAGAAATTTTAGAAAGAACCTATGTAGGTACTACAATTACTAATTCTAATAGTAAAGATTTTAAAGTAGGAGACAAAGTAAATTTTTATACTGAAAAAAATTACCCTTCTAGAAAATTTGGGAAAGTTGTAGAAGTAGGAGAAAAAGAAAATGATAAGACTAAGTATAAAATTGAGATAATAGATAACACAGAAGAGGGACTAAGTGATATTCTACTAAACAAAACCTACGATAGTATAAAAGATAACGCTTACTATAAGGAGTACATAAATACTATGGCTACTTATAAAGAGAATCTTCCTTTCAGACAAAGAACAGGAGATAAAAAGTTTATGATGCCCCAAGTAGGAGCTTCAAAAGCAGAGTTAGTAAGGGATGGTAGGTACAATAGCTTGAAGGAAAAAGTAAAACAAGGTGTTTTAAGATACGGAGATGATGATACCTATGGCGCAGAGGTTACTAATTACAGAGGTATAAAAAATAAGTTTATACCTGTATACTACACTAATAAAATAGATCCTAAAATACTAAGTAAAGACTTGACTGCAAGTATGATAAAGTTTGCAAAAATGTCTACGGGGTACAAGGAAGCAGTAAACTCTCGTTCAGAGTTAGAAGCATTACAAAGAGCAGTCGCTAGGCAAGAATTTAAAACTAAGAAAGGAACTAAAGCAGACATAACTGGAGAGGCTACTAAAACTTATGAGCTGTTAGAAAACTTCTTAAATATTTATTTATTTGGGGAGTCTGAAGAATCAATGACTGCAAAGATTTTAGGGAAAGAAGTACAAGTTGATAAAATCTTAAAGGGTTTATACAATTTTGTTCAAAAAAGTAATCTTGCATTTAGTCTACCGATTGCACTATCTGGTTTTATAAAAGGTAACATAGATCAGGTAATAGAGCGCATAGGAGGTAGGCTAATAGCAAAAGACTCTATAGGATATTCTCAAGCAGAAGCAGTAAAGAATTTACCAGGCATTATGAATGATGTAGGGAAGAGGCTTAAAACAAATAAGCTTTCCCTTATAATGAAGTATGTGGGAACTGGGTTTGATAATGAGGCTGAATTATTAAGGTTTAAAGCAAAAGGAGCAAGGATAACCTTAGATGATTTGGCGTATGCTCCTTACTCAGTATTAGACGGCACTCGCCAAGCTACCTTAACAATAGCAATAGCTGATAACTTAAGATATATTGATGGCAAGCTTTACTTGAAAGAAGAATACCTAGCGCAAAAAGGGGCTACTGAAGAAATATGGAAAGCTAATAGAAGCAACTCTTTATATAATAAGATAAAAATCAAAGACGGAGTTGTATCAGGAGTAGATAAAAAAGATCTATTTAGATTTAGAGATATAGTAGCAGAGCTTTCTCCTAGATTAAAGGGGGAACAAGGTAGTTTAGATAAAAATAACTTTAATCGTAATGCTTTATCTCGTTTTGCAGGTATGCACAGAGGATGGTTAATTAATGGGATAGAACATAGATTCCACAGAAGGCATACATCTCCTTTAACTGGATTAACAGAAGAAGGTACTTACAGGACTGTTGGAAGCCTGCTTACAGATAAAGAATTATACTCAGCAATACGCGCTGCCGCACAAGGAAATCCTGCTTTGTTAAAGACATTTTGGAAAGATCTAAAGCCCTATCAAAAGATTAATATTTTAAGGGTATCAGCAGACCTTGGTGCATTAAGTGTATTAAGTATACTAGGAGCTGCAGTAAATGCAATAGCCTCAGAAGATGATGATGATATGTGGTGGTTACAGTACAGTGCCTATCAAACCTCAAGGGTATTGCTAGAGCAAAGAGCTTTCTGGTCTCCTTTTACATTAATGGAAGTACTTAAATCTCCTGCTGCAGGTATCAATGTTGTAGAATCATTTGCAGATTTACAATGGATGCTTAATTGGGATGACTTAGAAAGAGGCCAATACAAGGGAATGACTAGATTCGAGAAACAATTAATACGCTCAGTATATGCTAAAAACTTATATGAGCTAGGGTCTCCCCAAATAAAGAATAGTTACTTAGAATCTATGGTACTAGAAAAAGGTCTTAATCCTATTTATGGAACCACTTACTTTATCTTTTCAGAAGAAGATAAGTAAATACGTCGGACAATAAATCTATGGTTAAAAAGGGGGGTCAAAGCCCCTCTTTCTTTTCTTTTAAGTCACTGTCTTTTTCCTTTAATAGAATTTCAAGCGACTCTAAAGTTTTAAAAACTCTAGGTTTTTCCTTAGTTCTTTTAGATAACTTTTTAGACAAAACTACTTTTTAGTTTTAGGTTTAGTGTGGGTATATCCTTTTGCTTTCATTCGAGTATGATCTGCAGGTTTATTTGCCTTATAGCCCTTACCTGTTTTAGGGTCATACATCATATGTACTTTAAACTTTTTCATAATTATTATTTATATTTTTTTTATAAAAATTAAATATTTCATCTGTGGTAGCAGGTAACTCTCCGTAGAAACTTCTCCACATACCTATAGCTAGTCTGTACTCTTCGTATTCTTCTGGCGACATTAATTTAATAATTAGAATTTTCTACTGTAAGGCATATATCTATAAAAGGGAGATATAAAACGTATTGAGTATATGACTTTTCAATGTAAGTTCTTACTCCGATTAATACTCCAGGATAAATTCCTATTTCTAATAAAAAGTTAGGCATAATTATCAAATATACAGTTAATTTATTTCACCCTAGCGGCTATTAACTTATCTTCTTTATAGTAAACAGAATGGCGAATAAGACAATCTACATGCACTGGAGTACCCGTAGCTACATTGCCCTCTGAAGTACCCGCTACCATGACTAATGCAGCATCTTCTTCTAACCTAGTATTACAAAGAGGACAGTCCTCCATCCTACTAGAAAACTTAAAGATAGCCATCTTATTATCCATAATACCTGCTGGCTTACTAAAGCCTTTTCTTTCTACAGTAATGTCTATAATCCCAATATCAGTTGTATTTAGGTTAGGATACTTTACTATTAAGTCTGAAATCACAGTATCAGGACTAACAAATACAGGAGTTTCCGATATAACTACTTGAGATTCTTTTTCGTTTCCAATTATATTAATGTACTCCTTAGTCCGAGTATTGATTAACGTAGTAAATTTTTCCATCTTTTAATTATTTTCTAGTATGTCTTCAATCTCTTCTTTTATATCTGTAGCCAAGTTTATAAATTTATCTACAACAATATCTATAGAAGGATCTTGATTTAGTTCCGTCTTATCAAAATGCCTAAACATTTGATTTAAAGCTCTTTCTGAGTTATTTAATATATACTTGTTTGTATAGCTAGTGTCTTCTTTATAGCAATGAGTTAGTTCACGAATTGCTGTCATTAGTCCTATAATTACAATAAGCTCTGATTGTTGCTTTGATAACTCAGTCTTCATAATAAAACACCATATAAAGTAATGCACAAAATGCAACTAGTAATACAAAGATTACTAAACTCATTCCTCCTACTGCTATTAACTCACTCATCTAATATATCAATTAATCGTTTTGAAATTTTTCTTTTAAGACACTCCAAGTATACCAGCATATCTGCTAACTCTTCTTGGGCATGTTCAATCCACTCTTCTGCAGTTAAGTCAGCGTCATCGACGTAAACACCATACTTAGATAAACCTTTATCTTGTTGGGCATCTATAATACTTTTTACTTTCTCTTTTACTTTCATATCTTGGAAACATACTTTAAAGCATCTTTAGGAATATTATTTGTATTAGAGTAATACTTATATGTTTTCCAACAATCCTTCTTTTTATATTTATCAATCAGCATATTATAAACATAATCATGTTCGTAAGTATACCTTTCATCGTTTAAAGTAACTATATAAAGTAACCTTTTTCCGTAGTCTCTTTCAGACATTCTAAAGTACTTTATATGCTTAATATCTTTTTCATATTTTACTACTTTAACACTTAGTCTAACCTTATAAAATTTAATAGATATTCCTTTTATTAGCTCTTTAATTGATGTAATTATATTTTTCATAATTTATTTAATTTCTTAATCTTTAACAATTTTATTTATCTTGAGTCTCCACTTCCTTTTAGAACATTTCTATTTTTACGATCCTCTAGTTTGTCTAGGTTCTTTTGAGCAATGTCTTCAAGGTTCACACCTAAGTCTCTACACAATGCTGCCATGTACCATAGAACATCTCCTACTTCATCAGCTATTTTAGAAACCTGATCATCTGTAAATAGTCCATCGTTGTCTCTTAATACCTTTTTTACTTTTCCTAAAACTTCACCTGCTTCATTACCTAGTCCTAGTGCAGGATAAATAATCTGGTGAGCTTTATGATACACGGCAGTTTTTACTGCTTTCTTTTGATATTCGTTAAAATCCATTTTAAAATATGTTTATATTTAATTTACTTTCCCAGTACTCGCTAACTCCTTCTAAGAATGTTTCCCATTCTTGATTAGTAAAATCTTTAGTAGTTTGAGTATTTGTGTTTTGTTTATTAAGTAGATGTATTTCTTGTTTGGTAAAATATTCTCCCGACATCTGCAATACAATATTCGCTAACATGTCACATGAGGCAAAATAGAATCCTCTATAGTTAACATCATCTACTACTTCTTTACCTAGGTTAATGTCTTTTCTACTCTCATATTTTTCTCTAGAGCCATGATCATATTCTGTATGACATTGCCAACAAAGTAACTGAATATTTTCTTTGTCTAGCCTTAATTCTGGATAAGCTCCTTTACCTTTTATATGAGAAAAGAAAAATGTTTTAGCCTCTTCCCCTAAGGGAACTTTACAATTAGTGCATATATGGGGACGTTCTCCCCATATAGCTCTAAATAATTCTGCTTCTCCCGTAGGAGTTCTCTTTTTTGTTTTCATAGTTAAGAGCACCCAGATGCCCCGCAGTCCTTGCAATTATAGCAACCCTCTTCAAATACTACATTAGAAGACCCACATTCATTGCAGGTAACTCCTTTATTTAGTAAGGCAGGATCAGCATATTTTTTAAGGATTCTGGCTGTTGCTTTTCCAAAAGAAGTAATATCTCCAAAAGACTTATTAAGCTGCTCTACTATAAAAGTAATATCAGCCCCATGTCTTAATGCAGTAGATACCATTCTAGTTAAAGCATCTTCCTCAGCGGTCATCTTAGATGTTATATTTTCTAAAATTAATTCTTCTCCTTGTACTAAATCATAATGCCCTCTGCTGACTTTACATAGCTCACCTTTTTCTTTATTAGTAAAGTGTTCTATGGCAAAGACTTCATAAGGAATACTATCATAAAGTCCTACAATTACATTCCACTTCTTGCCCTTACTAACAGTAGTATAAATATCTACGGGCAGACACTTAGGACGTTTAGGGGCATCACTATACTTAAATGATTCAGGAGAAGAATCGCTAGATACTAGCACTCCACTTCTAGATCCATCTCTGTAAACAGTAATTCCTTTTAATCCCTTATGCCATGACTCCAAGTAGATCTCAGATACCTCTTCTTCTTTTACATCATTAGGTAAATTAATAGTAGAAGAAATACTATGAGTAATGTACTTCTGTATAAGACCTTGAATCTCTACTCTTTGAATCCAATCAATGTCATTAGCTGTAGATTTATACCAAGGAGACTTTTCAAATAACTCTTTAAGTTCAGCCTCAGAGTAGTCCTCAATTGGTTTAGCCGTTGATTCGTCTACATTAATTGTAATCCACTCTTTAAACTTAGGATGTAAAACTGGAAATTCTTGCCAAGTATCTCCATTTTGATCTGTAAAATCTACTCGTGAATCTTCATCGTTAGGATTAACTTTCTTACGTCGCATATAATACGCCATAAATAAAGGCTCAAGTCCTGAAGTAGTTTGAGTCATTAAAGACACTGTACCTGTAGGGGCAACAGTAGACCAAGATACATTTCTTCTACCATTCTCTAACATCCTTACCCACTCTACAGGGAACTCAGTACAAATAGTATGATAAAAACTATTAGGATCTTCTGAAGCTTCTACCTCAAGAGAAGGGTTCCAACCTTCAAAAGGACCATTTTCTTTAGCTAAATCTATAGATGCATTTAATTCTGCTCTAAGTTTAGTACGCATAACCTTTTCAATTACCTTCATTGCTTCTGGAGAATCATACTTTAACCCTAAGGCAGCAATCATATCTCCTAATGCAGTAAAGCCAGTACCTGTTCTTCGAGAATTTTGTGCAGTCTCTAAAACTTTTTTCCAAAGATTAAACTCAGTATATTTAACTTCCTCTGGCTCTGGGTCTTCTTCTATTTTATCTAAGATTTTTACAATCTTATTTACCTCTAAGTCTACTACAGTATCTGCTAATAGCTGCATTCTATATGCTATGTCATATAACAAATCATAATTAATCTCAGAGTATATAGTAAAAGGCTCTTCGACTACAGAAAATAAGTTCATACAGATTAACCTACAAGCATCATATGGCTGCATAGCTATCTCACTACAAGGATTAGTAGTAACTTGTCTATACTGATGATATACTCCATCAGGAGAATAGTTAACCATATTATCCCAAAACATTAATCCAGGTTCAGCTACATTATGTGCAGATTTAATAATTTCATCCCATAGTTCTTTTGCTTTAATAACTTTAGTATAACCATGGACTGTTTCACCATCAATTTCTACTCTGGTTCTTATAGGATGTAATTCATTTAATGGAATATCCTCATCATTTTTCATTTCTTCTAATTCATTCCACCAACTTAATGTTTTATCTAAGTTACATGGGAATCTTAATATATATCTTTCATTATTCTCAACAGCTTTCATAAACTCATCATTAAGTTTAATAGAGATGTTTGCACCTGTTACTTGGGTTAGGTCTCTTTTAATCTTAATAAAGTCTAATACATCAGGGTGATTAATATCCATAGATATCATCAATGCTCCTCTACGGCCATTCTGTGCAACTTCTCTTGTTGTGTTAGAGAATCTATGCATAAAACTAACAGCCCCTGTAGAAGATCCTGCTGCATTTTTCACAGGAGTAGTATCAGGTCTCAATGTAGAAATATCAATTCCTACTCCACCTCTACGTTTCATTAGCTGTACTAATTCTTGATCTTTTTGTAGTATACCTGCATAAGAGTCATAAGGAGTTCCTACTACAAAACAGTTACTTAAACTACCAGTAGAATACGGATGTCCTAGTTGGCTCATTATAGAGCCTTGAGGTACTACATATTTAAAATCTTTAAATAACTCATACACAGATTCTTCATCTGAAAAGTATTTACTTTTTATAGAACACTCTTTTATTTCTGAGTAAAACTCTTTAGAAAGTCTTCTGTGCATTTTATCAGGAGTATCTTCTTCATACTCCCCACTTGGGTTTTTAACTGCGTATTTATTTAAAAATACAGAGGCCGCAAGTTCCTCTCCGCCATAGTATTCTTTGGCAGCTTTTAGTGCTTCTTGATAATTCATATTGATATTTAAAAAAAGGGAAACAAAGATAAAAAAGAGGGGGACGTAACTCCCCCTTTCTTTTATTTATTACAAAGCACAATCCTGTCCTCAAGAATAGATACTTGATCTTGATCCTCTTCAGCAGGTAAGTCCTTAAGTTTACTGTTAAGTTCCTCTAATTGAATCTCAGAGTAGTCATCTTCAAAGTATTTAGTTTCAATCTCTGAAATTTTACCCTCCTTAAATTCACAAATAGCATAAGGAAGATACTCACAGCATCTTAGCTTTTGCCATTCATAATCAAAAGGAACTGCTACTACATTCATAGGGTTTACTAGGCAAGCTAGTATAACACTTTCACTACCTCCAAACTTAGAAACATATCCAGGAGCGCCCACATGTAGCCCGCTAGAACAACTAACAGTTTCGTCATTGTCACACTTATCTCTATCTAGTTGACTAGGAGTACCTAATTTAATAGAAGACTTTCTAGTATGCCAATCAGTAAAATCATTCTCGTCTTTGTTGAATAACTCATTTACTTTAGGAAATAACTCTTCTGCATTACCTAGATAATTAGGAGTAAGATCTACTTCTTCCTCCTTATAATAGCAACCATCTTCTTCAATAAGATTGTCTCTATCCTCTTCACTGAGTAAAGCATACTCGTAAGGAGACACCTCAACCCTATTTGTAGTTACATACAGCTCTTTTAAGTGCTCTGAAACGTCATCTACAGTAGAACTGTCCAAAGTAAAATAAGAATCCACTACAGGGTCTATACTGCCGTCTTCTAGTATAGTAATGTTTTGATAAATCAATACATCTTTAGGATCTTCATTGTTAGCTTTCTTAGAAATGTAAGCATGGCAGATTGTCTCCGCAAATACTTTTTCTTTCTGGCCTGCCCACGCTACGCTTTTATAACCAATAAAGTAACCCATATCAGTAATAGGCATATTAAAAGTTTCCATAAAACGAAACAAAGACTCTCTAACATGCTCATCAGGATTAAGACAAAGCCACTTAAAGAAGTTTACCAAGTTATGTACAGGTAACCCCTCTTCTAGTTGATCTTTAATTCTAATCATTAGAGCAGTAGGTAACGGGTAGTTAACACCTTTAATAAAGTAATCTCCATTTTTATTCTTCTCAAGTAAATCTATTACTTGTTGTTTATATTTAGGAGAAAACCTATGGGTTAACTCTGCTACAGATTCATCTGTAGGGTCTGCCTTAACAGACATAATGTACTTAAACTCTTCTCGTGCATCTTCTATGCTGTCATATACATGAGAAAAGTGTTCGCCATTAATAAATAAAGAAATAGAGTCATCTGCTCTATGTGCTATAATAGTGTTATTCATTGTTTTTTATTATTAAAAGATTTATATAACATTTTGTTAGTTGGATATAATAAGGAATACACCTCTTCTAGTTCCGCTTCTGCGCTTTTTAAGACCTGGATAATATCATAAGCTTGGTTCTTATGGATAAAGATACATTCATACTCTTCTATGTTTATATCGTCAAGCTCTATTCCCATAAAATACTTTGCTCCAATGTAGTGGCTTTTACTCTTGTAAAATTCATCTAGTATATCTACTTTTTTACTTAAATTACTTACACTATTGCTAAAGTGAAATTTATAAAAACTAAATGCATTACTACATCTTCTTAGAGTATCAATTCTATCTATAACACATATATTAATAAACTTTTTTTGCAAGTAATTATTAATATCTTCTATATAAATAAATCTAGGATTATTATCAAAGTAATGTAAATTATCTATAGAACAAACGTATAGTGCATAGTGCTTTTCTTCTCTAGTCAATATACGATTAGCGCTATCTAAAGCAGATCTATTATCTTGAGTGCCATATATTATCATTCCCTTTTTACTTCTAAGGTCTTCTAAACTTAGTTTAGTTCTAAAAGCACCCCCGCTTACAGAAATAAGATTAATTTTAGTATTATCTACAGCTTTTTTTGTATTAGTGTTAATCTCCTTATACTTAGTTAACCAATTCTCTGGAACTTCTATATTACTTGAAACAGTTAACTTTTTATTTAAAAAAGCATATACCTCTTTAACTACTTTAGACTGTTTGTCCGTATCTGACTCATCTTTAAAATTAAATTCTGCGCAATTTATTGTATACTCTGTTTTATCATAAGTACTATCATTTTTTGAGAGACCATTATTAGCTAAGTATAAAAGTTTATTTCTATTAAACTTTTCGTCTAATAATATCATTTTATTATCCTCTAAGCTATCAATAAAATTAAGTATAGATTTACTTGCTAAACGATATAAAGTATTTACTGATTTTTTTACAGAAGTAGGTTTCCCATAACTAACTGTACGCTGAGTAAAGTTAAGATAGTAGCCTATACTATGTAAATCTGATGCTAGAAAAGAACGGTCATCAGTGCTAAGAGACTTTATAATTACTTTAGGACTCTTAAAAACAGGTACACGATATGAACTGTATCTAGAAGTTGATCCCCTGTCAGAAAGAGAAAAATAAGTATCGTCTTCTAACTTAATATAGTTACCTTCAGACACATCTTGAGTATTTTCCTCAAAGAAACTTTCTAGATTATTATAAGTCTTATCATTAACTGCAACTAAATCATTAATTTCCTCAATAGCATCTTGTATTCTAGTTCTTATAGCTGATTTAGTCTTATCAGTATATTCTAGTTGCTCTCTACTTAAAGTAACATCTAACTCTCCTATATCAAATTTTAATGCTATAGGTAACCCTTGGATATTACTAGAATGTAAATGACTAAGCTTACCTTTAAGATCCTGTATATCAGACATAGAATCATCTATTACAGAATCCATAATAGGATAGCGCACCCTACCTAAAGAAAGCTCTAATTTAGTATTACCAGGTTTTACAATAAAATTATTAAAATAGTATAGCTTATAGTTATTATCTATAGAACAACCATAATAATTTATATTATCAAAATACTTTAGTTGACTTTGCAGTTCTTGATTTAAAGTAACTAAGTCGTCTTTCTTAAAATTTATTACTACTGATGTACCTATGTCTGTACTGTCTTCAGTAAATATTAAATTAATCTGAGGAGCATTTTCACCCCTACTTACTAAGTATTTATATTTCTTGTTTCCATGATGTGTAATCAGATAAAAACTCTTAGCATAACTCAAAGGAGTCTTAGCTCCAATACCCCAACCTCCTATTTGCTCATTAGTACCTCGTTTAGTTGATGCAAAATATTGAGTATAGGTATCTTTAATTAAGGCAGGAGATAAACCCTTGCCATAATCCTTAACAGTAAGTTCTAAAGAATCTGTTATTAACGTCTCTAGGTGTATCTCTACAGGCTTAACAGAGTTATTTTCTTGATTAGCATCTGCTGCATTAGAAACAATCTCCCTAACAATAGACCCTATCTTATTAGAATATAATGAGTCTGTGAAAGACTTAAACATTAAAGACATTGCGTCTTCATTAAATTTAAAGTCTAAAGATTCAAACGCGTCAGAAGATTCTACCTCTGCGTCTGTTATTTTTTGTATTTCCATTTACCAGTTTATTATAAAGTCTACTCCATTATTTTTTAAGAGTATATCGTTGGCTTTATCAAAACAATCATTAGATTGCCAAGACCTTCCTTGATATGCTCCTGCTACAGGGTGTTCAGCTTCTAGTATATAATGCAAATTTTCATCTATACAGCTTTTATATGATTGAGCATGAGCTCCCCATAGCATAAAAATTAATCCTGAAGTAGAATTTGATATTGATGTTATTGTTTTCTTCGTAAAATTCTTCCAGAGATCCACATGAGATCCTGGTTTTCCTTTTTCTACAGTCAATGCTGTATTTAATAGTAGTACTCCTTGAGACGTCCAGCTAGATAAATCTTTATCTGTAAAGTAACCTTTATTAGGAGTCTCATTTAGTATTCGTTTTAAAGAAGGACTTACTCCTTGTTTATCCATAGAATTAGCAAAAGCTAACCCACAGGCAGATTTACCATCATGATAAGGATCTTGACCTATTATTACAACTTTTAAGTTAGAATAATCAACTTCTTTAAATGCCCTAAACACATCTTTTTGATTAGGGCATAAATCTTTTGTTTTATAATAACTACCAATCGTAGAGATTAGGTCATTTGTACTTTTATCATTCAATAAATTCTGTAGAACTCTTGCCCATTTCGGGGACATTAATTTCGTCCAAAAATTCATGGGGACGAACTTGTCTTGGCCATAATTCTGCATATTCAATTATTTTTGATTTTAACTTTTTAATATTAAAAGGATTAATAGATTCTTTTTCGGGATCATATATACTCCATAGTTCTGCATCATCACTTAGAGTTACTTTAAGATCACGCTCTAGCTTTTCTCTTCTAGGAGACTCTTTCAAAAATATACTCTGAAGAAAAGGAACCATAAGGTCTATATCTCCAGGTACATAATCATAGCACAATGACTTACTCCTGTTAGGGTATTTGCTATACTGACCCTCTAGAAATAAATTATAGGCTTCTAGTTGATCTTCAGGAATAGAAAACACACTAACACACATATAACCCTTCAACAAATCATAAGTAAATCGAAAATTATCGTATGCCTCTAGGGTATCCTGAAAAGCAGCCTGATCTTTATCCATAAAGTTAGAGTAGACAACACAGATAGAGTTGATAGGAGTATCTATTCCTTCATGATGCAGATATGCATTAACAAATCTAGTTCCTATATATTTCCCTTTAGAATACTTTGATATTGAAAATAAATTCTTAGGTATCCCTAGTAAAGGAAATACAAATAAACTTGTATATGTAAACTTCATCATATTATATCATAATTACTCCCTCAGATTCTACAGTTTCTCTAGGATATTCATAACCATTACTTTCATAAAATTCATAAAGCTCTATCAATTTAACCCATCCTGGTTGATAGTTACCATAATGATCTTTATAACCATTTTTACCTTTATCTAAAGTATCATTAGACATTTTAAATATTAAAGGATGAGGCGTCCAAGGATCTACAGCTACAAACACAGGGTTAAGTTGCGTATATCCTTCATAAAAAGAATGGGCAAGCATAGACTCTACTAAGAAATAATAGAATGCGCCTTGTATATCATACCTAAAAGACCAAAAAGAGGAGTTAAAAGAATAGTTATAACTACTCGTAGTTTTAAGATCTACAATTTGTACAGTCTTATTAGCATTATCTATAATCAAATAATCTAATTCCCCCTTACATTTTATACGCCCCTCATACTCAGCATCTAATACCGCAGAGGTTTGTACAGTCTTTTCAGAGTTACTAGATAGTAATTCTTTGACATAGTAATCAGATATAAGTTTATCTACCATAGCAGTAGCTTTACCCATAATATCCTCGCTAACAACAATATGTTTTGTAGGATCTAGGTTACCATTAGCCCCAAAGAAATCTTCTGCCTTAGCGTCCATTTCAGAAAATGCAGGCTTTTTAATTCCAATAACATCATAAATAGATGCTCTCTCAGAAGAGTCTGGCATTCTATCATAGTCTAAGGCAAACTGCCATATAGCCCCAATAAACTTACCTAGATTAGTAGTTTTAGGAGGAAAGGTAACAGCTTTATACTTTTCTGCTTTACCATTATATAAGTCTTCTGTAAGAGTACCTAGTATAAAATGATCACTACTTGGATCTGATTCAGTAAAAAAGGGCCCTTTAATTAATTTCTTCAGAAGACTTTGATTGACTCCTGGCATTTCTCGATAATTCTTCATGTTTTTTTCTTAAATTTTGTATAACAGTTATTGCAGTAGATTCTTCTATCCCTGCATCTATAAGTTCTATATACCGTTTAGTCCATCCCATATGCTTTAATTTTTAAGTTAATATTTCTATCGTCCATAGAATCACATTCTTCATATTTATAGGAGTTCCCTATTACATATTTAATGTTATCATCTGGCACAATATTGTTAGATATAATTGTATCAAAAATGGCCTTTGTCCAAGGCCACGCTAAATTATCTATGTCCCAATTGGGTACATAATCATCCTTAGGGGGATTCCAAGATATCCCTTTAGTTTTAGTCCTTCTCACAGTCCCGTAATTAATAGGGGCTTTAAATATCATCTCTGTTTCTATTCTAGTAAATATGATGTCTTTAGGCATGTAATGATCTATATAATCATGCATAACTCTAAAGACTTTATTTCTAATAATGTAATGTGTTCCTGAATAAAAAGTATTACCTGATATTTTTACCCACTTATTCTTAGATATCTGGGCGTGAGTAGGAAACTTAGGCAGGTTAATTTCTAATGTCGGGTGCATGCCGTGTTTGTTTTTATTAAACTTTCTAATAAATTCTTGGCTAAGTGTTGCCCATGATTTCTTACTAAATCTGAGTAGTCTTTACTCTCATATTCAGAAGGTATTTCTATTTGAATACAATTAAATGCATTTGCAAGATTAGCACCGTACTTTCTGCCATTGTTTTCGTTACTATTAAAGTCATTGTCATATAATATATATATGTCTTTAAACCTAGACTTTAATTCTTCTATAACTTGCTTCTTGGGTAATACGCTTTCTGATTGTAGTGCTACTGCTGGATAGTCTGTAGTACTTACTATACTCATTACATCTTTTCTAGATGAAGTGATTATAAGTAAATCTCCAGTACTAGGCATTTGCGTCCATCCCTCCCACACAGAATAATCATTATTATTCATAAACTTATACTCCTTACTAAAAGGTTGGTATATTTTATAGGTCGGGGTATCATCTTTAAATTCCAAGTAGGCATAACAGTTAGTTTTAGGATTAATAATATTATTATTAATAAATATTAAATCCACTACCTTAACCAGGTACTTACTAAGAACCTGAGGTGTTATACCAAATTGGCTCCAAAAATCTTTATCTTTTAAAGAAGGACGTTTGCTTTTAATCTGTAAGTTAACTTTCTCTTTGTTACTTAATTTCTGAATACTTACTTTACTTATAGGCTTAATACTAGGCGATATGCTACTAGTAGTTATCCCAAAGTCAATAGCTATTCTTTCTAAAGCTCCATTGTAAGAAAGCCCATACATAATCTGTACCAGCGTAAAACAATCTCCTGACATACCATTGCCAAAGTCTTTAAATAAATACTTACCAGACTTAGAAGCATAAAAGACCGAAAAGGAGGGAATATTATCCCTCCTTAACGGACTATTTATAGGTTTTAATGAAAGAACTTCTTTGCCTATATAAAAACTATATATATCTAATTCAGATATAAATTTTAGTATAGACTCTTTAGTTAATCTTTCATCATATATGATGGAGTTTAAATCCAATCGTCCTCTTTCAAGGTACTGCCTGTAGCTTCAACAGTTCCATTACTTGAGGCAGCATCAGCCTGAGGTCTCTGCATAGTATCATATGGAGTTTCCTGCAAAGTGTCTGAGTTACTATTAGAAGAAACCATTGGGACAAAAGAGCGAATCTTTATATACCCACTAACTTGCTTACTTCCTACAGTACCATAATTTGCAAACACAGAAAAGGTCTTACCCTTTGCCTTGTTTGTAATTAGCTCCATACACTTATCTAGCATCTCTTCGTTAGAATTAAAGATAGGAATCTTTACATCTGGCCCTGCAATAGTTTTAACAAGATGCTTAAGAATCTTACCTTGCTTTTTTAGATTAGCCTCATAATACATATTCGAGGGATCATCTACATAATAAAAAGACAAATCAGTGGATGCTCCACTTTCATCAGTAGCAATTAACTTCCAATTTGGTAGTCTTCTAGTCTCATTTGGATCTTTTGCTAAAGTGGTTATTGTACAATTACTGCAAACACCCGCATTACCTCCATTAAAAATACTAACAGAACTACTCCCATTATCAAATTCATTGCTGTTTAAATCAATACTCATATTTATAATATTAAAAAATTAAATGTGTTAGTTACCAAGGAGCTAACTCCTCATTTGAATCTATCTCTATCTCAGTAGAATCTATTGGCTCTTCGCTAGCCCAAGAAGGCAAAGAGGTTTCTTCTTCTACAATTGCCTCCTCAATTACTGGAGACTTCTCTTGGTTTGGAGTAATAAGTCGAACTGCCCAAGAATATGGACTCATAGTTGTAATTATTTCTACATCTAGAACCACATCTTCAGATACAGTCTCACCAAGATTTAGATACTCCTGTGCTATGTAGTTGTAAATCTTCTTATCTGCAATAGTTCTCAGCTGACGCCCTATTCTATTACTAAGTTTCTTACCTACAGTAGGCACAAAATAGATATCATTGATACCATTTTCCCCCATATCCACAGCTACATTTAGCTCTACATTATTCTCAGAAAGTTGTAAGTCAGCGCACAATGCAGCTGTAAATCCTATCTTACTTCTCTTTCCTTCTTCAGTTGCTTTTAGTACAACTGCACTTCTTCCTTCATATTCATCAGAAGTCATTTCCCTTTTATTGGTAGGGATACCGATAATTAAATTACCCATAGTAAAAATTAAAAATTAAAAATTAAATGTGAAAATATTCCCTAACTGCAGTTATTACAGTTTGTAAATTATTGGGAATAAGTGTGTCCTTAAGAATCTCCATAGACCTGGCATTGTAATGACTGTATTTCCTTGTTATAAATTTATAACTATCAGGATTGATATTGCCAGCTTCGTCTTTTTGGATATAAGTACATAACATAATGTCAAAATAACTCTCAGGCTTAAATTTCTCTGAAAGCATCTTACCACCTGGAACAAATATTTGGAACACCTCTTCTGTATCATTGTATTCTGCATGAAACTCTAATACAATAATAAGGTCATCTCTTAGGCTATCTGATGCCAAGAAAAAAGCATTCAAACTAGAAGCAGCTAAGTCCCAGAATCTAGCAAATGCACCACCTCCAGAATTAGCTTTCATAAAAGAATCACTAGCTAGTATCTTACTAATATAATGCGTAAAATCAGGAATAATAACAGTCTTAATGTGAGGCATATAATTACTTATCACCTTTAAATTAGACTCTACACTCCTAATATCAGGCATTATTGCCCAGTTGCCAGAAATATGTTCTTTGTTTTGTACAAGTTCCTTCATTTCTGCCATAGAAGGCAGCTTTTGTAAGGGCTTACCTTTATTATCTTTTAAGTAAGTAGCCTTAGCAGATGATGCCAAAATAACTACCTCCTCAGGATTCTCCAAAAAACTTCTGGAATATGATTTACCAGTATTTGGAGCACCCATAATACCAATTTTAATTGCCATTTGAGTATTTTAAAATTTTGTTATACAGTTCAGGATTATTTATAAAATCTTGTGAGGGAGGTAACTCACGAAATAATCCATTTGCCCCCATAAAAAATAAACTTAATGCTAGATTATCTTGACCATCTCTATTCTTTAAGATACTTAGTGATCTATAATGTCTATTTAGTCTTTTGATATCGTAACCATTATGTTTTTCTATCCCATATCTAAAAGGGTTAAATAAAGCAATAGAAGTATTAGCATCCTCTTGAGTAGCACCAGTGTCTTTGAAGTCACTTAGTTGCGGTTCTAAAGAATCTAATCTTTTTCTATCCATACCTTCTATACCTCTATTAAATTGAGATACTACTACTGGGCTTATGTTGAATAGATTTCTAAATTGCACCAGCATCTTACTCAACCTATCTATAGCCTCCTTCTTATTAGAATCTTTTGAGTTCTTATCTATTAAAGATATGTGATCAATGATAACTAAGACAATCTCATTAGGCTTATGAGGAATGTACTCTTGTATCATTTTATTAGAGTTGCGCACAATTGTGCCATTCTTCTCTACATAATCCTTAACAGTCATCCACACATAATCAGGAGAAGCTGCAGAGTAAAAGATAACATGATCAGATAGCATCTTCTCAAAGTAATCTCTAGTAGCAAATACTTTCTTAGCAATATCTTTATCTAGCAAAGATCTATTGCCCCTAGAAAATAAACTCTCAGAGTCAACTAATATACTATAGTCTTCAAATAACTTCCTACACACCATCTTGGCTATTTTCTGTAGGGGAGTAATCTCTATACTATAATATAGAATCTTGATACTAAAATCAGTTTCTTTTTCCTGTGTAATATACTTAATAGGGTTATACATATAAGCAGAATCTACTAGTGCAGTTTTACCTGTACCAGTAGCTCCACCTATTAAGTCATATCTTCCTGGTTGGATATTAGAAATATAGTTAGAAAGCTTTTTAAAGCCCATAGGAAGCCCTTTATTCTTCCCTTGCATACCTAAGTTTATTTGGGCCTCTAATTGGTCCCACAAAGGCGTATTTAAATGCTCTGGATATTCCATGCTCCGTCTGTTATTTGGTTATTATCTAGCATTTCTATCTCTTCGCAATAAGTAGCCAACTTAGAGTTCTCTACAGAAGAGCCCATAAAAGATTCGTTTTTGTAAATGAAGTAATCTGCCTGCTGTAGATAGGCATAATCTCTACTAGTAGCAATATACCTCTCTGTTGCATTTAAAATTATTTCTTTACTATAACCAAACTCTTTTATAAACTTATCCATCTTCTTGATACACGCACTCTTAGTGCCCATAGCTCCTGTCTTTTTGCCTCTAAATAATTCTCTATAAGAATCTA